CGTCGAGGATCTGGGCAAAGCGTTCATCGACCTGCGTGCGAAGATCGCTCGCGGCGAGCACCGGCCGCCGGCGAAAGCCGAGGACTACAAGGTGCCGGTCCCCGACGGCCTCGAGCTCGCCAAGGACGACAAGGTGCTGCCGGCATTCCTGAAGGCGGCGCACGACCAGGGCTTGAGCCAGGCGCAGCTCGACGCCGTGCTGAAGCCGGTTTTCGGGATCCTGAAGGACCTGCCGAAAACCGCCGGCCCGAGTGACGAGGACATCGCCAAGGCGCGCGACGTCGCCGCGGCCGACGAGATGAAAAAACTCGGGCCGCAGGCGCCGAGCATCGTCAAGAACCTGGCGACCTGGCTCGGCGGGCTGGTGCGCAAGGGCGTGCTCGGCCCGGCCGAGCATGACGGCGTGCATGCCGCGTTGACCACGGCCGAGGCCGTGCGCGGCTTCACGAAAATAATGAGCCTGACGCAGCCCGGCGTCATGCCGATGAATGACCTTGCCGCGCTCGGCGCCGGCTCGCTCGAGGACGGCCACGCGCTCTTGCAGGAAGGCTACAGCAAAGGCGGCGAGAGCACGGCCGAGGGCCGCGAGCTCTTGCGCAAGGGACGCGAAGTCCTTGCCAATCTCGAGCGCGCCGGCGCGCTGCCGGCCGAGGCCCCGGCCGGCATCGGCGTCAAACGCGCCGCTACCGCGGCCGGCGCGCCCGCCGTCGCGACGAGCATCAAACGATGATCGCGCACCGGATCGGCAAACATGCCTCGTATTGGGCGACCGTGCGCGGCGTCGATATCTACCGCGTCAGCAAGGACGGCAACTATTTTGATTTCTGGTATTCGACCGAGCCCGGCAAGGAGGACGGCGGGCCCGGCCCGACATTCGACGTCCGCACCCTGCCCGCGCCCTTTGCGGTATCGACACAAGCGTCACAACGGCTTGTGTTCGACAAGCGCGGCGAGCTGCGACGCGATGGTGTTTTCAATATGCGCATGATGCATATGCGCGCGATTGACGCGACGCTCAACGCTGGTATCGACCTGCTCGAGCTCGACCCGGCCCGCCTGCCGCAAAGTGAATATGAGCGCCGGCTCGGCGTGCCGCCGCCGCCAACCGACGGCGTCGCAGCGCTCGACGATGACGAGCCGTTCTGATGATGACCGGGCCCTATCAGCAAGGCATGTCACGGCTCGGCATGCCGATGGTATTCGGGCCCGACACGGCGATCGGCGTCGACACGCCGCAGGCCGCAATCCGGCTTGCCGAGCAATTGAACACGGCGTTCGAGCTCGGCCGGCAGGTCGGATCCTCGATCCGCAAGATCCGCGAGCGCATGGCTGTGGATCAGATCCACAGGAACGCGCCGCCATGATCCGCAAGAGCGGCGCCGGCTACAGCGTGCAGAGCGAGAGCGGCAAGCGGCTCGGCGGGCCCTATGCATCGAAGAGCGAGGCCGAGCGCCGCCTGCGGCAAGTCGAGTATTTCAAGCATCGCGACGCGAAGAAGAAACGGAAACGGAAATCCCTGTTGCCGGAATGAGAGGGGCGAGAGCCATGATCGGTTTCCTGATAACGCTGCTCATCGTCGTGCTGATCGTCGGGCTTGCTTGGTGGATCCTCGATCTGTTGCCGATCGAGCCCAGTTTCAAGCAGATCGCGCGCGTCATCCTGCTCGTCATCGTGCTTCTGGTGCTCATATCGGCGCTGCTCGGCTATCTGCCGGTCGGCGCCTGGCCGAAAGCATGGTGCGCGCTCGAGGCGCCCGGCGGGCTTCCGTCTGTGGATCGGATCCACAGTTGATGGCGCATGTCTACGCCGGCGGCGGACCGCGGCGCTGCGCAGTTTGCAATCGCGAGGCCGCCGCCGGCAAGCTCACCTGCGGGCGCACGCCCTGCAACGAGCGCGCCGAGCGGGAAAAGCGCGACCGTGCCGTCGCGCGCGACCGCTCGCGCGCGAGCTCGTTCCAGCGCCTGCTCGTCGCCTATGTCGAGCTCCTGCGCATGGCGCACACCAACGACGAGCGCGCGCACATCACCCGGCTCTGGCTCGCCGTCGACGAGTACCGGCACCGGTTTCATCCCGCCATCCCGGCGCGCGCGACCGCGCGCGGCGACTTGACAATCCCCAAGATTTAGGCGTAGCCATTGCAGTGCCGGCCTAGCCCTAGTTGGAACCCGGCGACCGGGCGGAAAGACGCCCCCGCAGAGCCCGCGGTCAAGGGGCTAAGTGCCAGGACCCGCACGGGTTGGCGACTGCGGCATATCGGATCTTCGGATTACGACCCGCAGCCGCCGGCAACGACGGCCAATCGAGGCGCGAAACGTTTGCAACCCTAACGTTTCGGAGGCCTCAATGTCCGTAGGCTTGCCAGCAATCGCAATCATCGAATTCGACGCCGCCGTGAAAGCCGCCTATCAGGGCAGCGGCAAACTGCGCCAGCGCGTCCGCGTCAAGACCGGCATCGTCGGCAGCTCGTGCAAGTTCCGGCGCTACAACAAGGGAATGGCGACGCCGCGCATCACGCAGACCGACGTGACGCCGATGAACACCACCTATGGCGAAGCGACCGCCAACATGGCCGACTGGACGGCGGCGGAATACACCGACGTGTTCGACCAGCAGACCACCAACATCGAAGAGCGCCCCGTGGTCGCGACCAACATCGCCGGCGCCATCGGCCGGCGCGAGGACCAGATGATCATCGACGCGCTCGAGGCGAATGCCGGCTCGCCCGACGTCGACACCGGCGTCGGCGGCGCGACGACCGGCATGAACATGGCGAAAATCAGGAAGGCGAAGCGTCTGCTCGACGATCGCGCCGTGCCGAACACTGACCGCACGTTCGTTCATTCCGCGGCCGGGCTCGAGCAGCTGCTCGGCATCACCGAGGTCACCTCGAGCGACTACAACTCGATCAAGGCTCTCGTCCAGGGCGAGATCAACACCTGGGTCGGCTTCATGTGGGTCATGATCGAGACGCGCGCCGAGGGCGGGCTCGCGCTGGCCGCAACCCTGCGCAGCAACTTCGCTTTCCACAAGGATGCGGTCGGCCTGGGGATCGGCATCGACTTCCGTACCGAGGTCAACTATGTGCCGGAAAAGACCTCCTGGCTGGCAAACGGCCTGTTCAAGGCCGGCGCCGTCGTCATCGACCCGCTCGGCGTCGTCGAGGTGCAGACGACCGAGACGTAAAAACGGCCGCGCCAGTCTCGATCGAGGCGAAAGCAATCGCTTTCTAAATTCAGGAGTGTTCAGCAATGGCGTTCAATCGCAACAACCTCGCGCCAATGGGCAACGAGAGCAAAGGACTGCCCACCGTGGCAACCGGCCTGCCGTCGCCCGGCGCGCCGCGCATGTGGTCGTATGCGTCGCAGGACGCGCCCGCGGTCGTCGCCGCGGCCGACTACTTCGTTTCGGTCCGTGACCTGCTGCAGATCGGCGATCTGATCTATGCGGTGCAATACACCGCCGGCGCCCTGACCGCGGCGTCGTGGCTCGTGGTCAAGGACAAGACCGCAACTTCCGTCGACACGACCGACGCGACGGCACTGACCGTCACCGACGCAGGCTAACTCCCCTGCCGGCGGGCCCGCCGCTGTGGATCTGATCCACAGGATCTGACCGGCGGGCCCGCGGCCTTTTTCCCGAGAGGCGCCGGCGAATGGAAAACATAGCGGTTTCACTGTGCAGCAATGCGCTGCTGATGCTCGGCGCCGGCACCATCACCAGCTTCGACGAGGGCACCGACAAGGCGAATGTCTGCGCCGCGCTCTATCCCGATATGGTCGCGACGCTGATCGCGTCCTACCCCTGGCGGTTCTCCTTGCGCAAGATCCGGCTCGCCCGGGAAACCGCCGTGCCGGTCAACGAATGGCAGTATCAATTCACCGTCCCGCCCGACAGCCTGTGCATTCGCGCCTGCTTCACCAGCGGCACGCCGGGCGCTGTGCCGATCCGCGAGTACGAGAGTTTCGAGAACGTGATCTGCGCCAACGCGGCCGAGCTCTGGGCGCAGTACCAGTTCCGGCCCGACGAAAGCCGCTTCCCGGTCTATTTCCGCCAGGCGCTGCAGGTATCGCTCGCGGCCGTGTTCGCCAAGCCGATCACCGAGGAAACCGAGATTGCCGAGCTGTGGAACGGCGTCGCCGCCAGCCTGACGGCGACGGCCAGGCG